CCACCTATTTGAGTTTCGTATTCTTCTTCCATAACTTTTGTATAATCTAATACAGGAGCTAACAGTGCTGATGCACCGTCTCTATTGCCTTGGTGATACTTATCCCCTGTTAGACCATCTTGTGTTATTGTGTATTCATCTGCACTTAGATTAGAATAAGCTATACCTGTTTTATTAGAAGGTTTTTTAAGTGCATCATAAATTACTAATAATGCTGCAGCACCTAGCATTAAAGGTCCTGCTACTGCTAATGCTTGTGAAGAAGCAAATGAACCTGATGCCCATGTAGCTCCTGATGCAGCAGCCCCTGATACAAACGTAGCAGCTCCTCCTACAAGACCTAATCCGTTTTCAACAGAAAGACCATTTTTATACATGTCATATAAACTAAACACTGCGGCTGATCCACCTACTGCCATTGCAGCAGTTGCTCCTGCTCCAGTTCCATATACAGAAGCTGCTCCTGTTCCTGCCCCACTTGTAACGGGAACAAGTTTTCCACCTACCATAGTATACATGCTCGATGATGCTCCTCCTCCCAAAGGTTGAAATCCTGGTAAAAGTTTACTAGTTCCTGAAATTAATTTATATCCTGCTACTGCAGTCGCTACAGCTCCTACTGCTGCCATTTCAGCAGGTACTTCTATACCTTTTACTTTACCTGTTACTCTATTTAAACTAACTCCATCAGGTAACATTTCTGAAGGCTCAGTTGATACAGGTCTAGTTAAATAATCTTTTGATGCAGGAAGCACGGTATCTACTTGCCCTGGTTTTACAACACCAGTGCCAAGACTTTTTATAATACCGTCTTCTTCAGGAACAGCTACAGAAGGTAAATCTTCTGATCCTTTTATAGTTTGTATTTCTGTAGGTAAGTTTGCATATTCTTCTCTAGCTACATCTCCTGGTGATTCTTTTTTTACAAACGGAGTTGATGTATCTGGTCCTGCAAATGCTGCTCCGTCTTTATATCCCATTATACCTGTTTTTCTGTTTATCATTTTAGTTACCTATTCCTATTTCATTCATAAAAGTATTAGTATCCTCGTAGTTTTGTATTTCTTTAGGAGTAAATGTAGACATACCTTTTTCTTTATCATATACGTTGTTAGTTAAAGATCCATTAACTCCTGCTCTATTTAATAATACAGATTGCATAGGAGTAGGAAAAGTTTCTGTTCTATTGTATGCTCTAGAACTTATTTGCAATACATTTAAAGCTCCTACAGAATTAGCTAACTCAGGGTTAGTAGAAATCATTTCCCATGTTATGTCTTTGTCTAATGTTCCATTATTATGTAAAGTGTCTAATGTGCGTTTTTGAATACCAAACATACCTGTAGTATTAGAATTACCATGATCTATGACACCATTTTTATCTTTTTTTGCATTACCTAAAGAAGATTCAAATTGAGATACAGATACTAGACTATTAAACATATCGTCTCTTTTTGCTCTTAATTCTTCCATAGATATTTCACCACTTGTAACAGAATACATTTTTGATGCCATTCCTCCGTCTTTTAAAAACTCAGAAACAGTGTTTGCAATTACTCGTAAATCAACAGTAGGAACACCTCTTTGTGATAAATTTTCATTAATAGAATTAATTGTATCATCATAATTAAAATCAGTTTTAAAAGGATCTTCTATAGAACCACCATCTTGTAGTTTAGGAACTTGTGTTTTTTCTAGATCTAAATTTTTTGATTTTTTATATATTTTTCCCTGCCCATCTTCAAACTGATAATCGTGTGTTGTTCCTTCTTTAAACGGGTAGTTAGATGCTTCTTCTTCACTGGCTATTACTATGTTACTTACTGCTTCGTTTTTTAATCCTGCTTCCCACTCTTCTTGAAAATTTTCTAACTCTCCTCTTAAAGAACCATACGGTAAATTATCTTTATCATAACCTGTTTCAACAGGATATAAAAAACCCATTATCTTTTCATCAAACCCAGAAGTCCGCATCCATGGTTCAAAATCTCTTGTTTCTCCTTCATTTTCTTTAACGTGTTTATAAGATTCTTCTAACCAACGCATAAACTCAGGAGACTTAGCTGCTGTTTCACGCAACTTATTATATTTTTTAGGGTAGCTGTGTTTTAAATCATGAATAGCTTCCATAGCAATAATGTCATTATCTTTATCTGCTATGACACCACCTTCTTGTAGTTTTGCTATAGGTTTTTTTTGTGTTCTTCTAGCAAATTCTAAACCTAGTTCATAAGACTTTTTTATTATATCTTCCATACTCATAGAAGTAGGTTTAGTAGAACTACTATTACGTTTTAAAGAGTTGTAGATTTTTTCTGTTGTGCTGCTCATGCTAGACAGGAGCACCTTCAGGCATAGTAGGACCTAATAAACCTTCAGGAGCTTCTTCTTGAGGACTTACTAATTGACCTTCTTGATCCATTACATTTAATCCGTCAAGAGCACTCTTTCTCATTTTTTCATACTGGGCTAAACCATGATACCTAACTACATTAGCAGGTACTACAAGTTCTCCTTCCGATAATAGAACTAGTTGATCATCCGCTACTTCTTCTGCGGTTGCACCTGGTGGTGCTACTTCTATGCCTAAGCTCTTTGCTTCTTCTGCCATTTCTGGAGACAATGAATCTTCTGATGGTGGTGGTGGTGGCATTCCTCCCATAGGTGGCATTGCTATATTGCCCTCTGCGGCTTTACGTATGTACGCTCCGCCTGTTCTTACTGCTGCCATTGGTATGTTTCTTGGCGTTATATTATTTTTTTTCACGATGGTTTCTCCTCCTTGTTGTGATGCTAAATTTGTTTTTTTATCTAAATCTATTACAGATTCTAATTGAGTTATATAAGAGTTTTTACTTGAGCCTCCTAGACCTGTTACGTCTTGAGGTAAATTATCTTTACTAGGAACTCCCCCTCCTACTAAAGCTTTTGTCATTTTATTATTGTCTATTTTTACCATTTATTTCTCCTTGGCTGATTGATTAGCTTCTTCTCTAATAGTCATAAATCGTTGAAGCTCTTGTATACAGCCCTGTAAATGGTGTAGTTTACAATGGTCTGTTTCTCTTATTAAATTTAATACATGTGCATCTATTCTATCTTGAGCATACTTATGTAATGCATCAATATGTTTAGGGTCGTTTACACAAGGTAATAGTTTTTTAGCTGTTTCTTTTATCATTGTATACCTTCATTTGAGCCTGGTAAAGGAGCAGAAAATCCTGGCATATCTGGTTCAGGAGCTCCGCCTGGAGCTATGTTACCATTGCCTGCTCCTGCAGGACTAGCTGCTGAAGCTGTACCTGCTCCAGGCATTGAAGGCGGTGGTGTTGTATTACCTGGTTGTGAAGGCATCATTCCTGCTGCTTTTAATATCTCAGCCTGTCTAACAGCCTCTCTTTCATCATTAACAAATTTTTCTGAATCTAAATCAAATGAGTGAGCTATTTCTCTTAGTATTACAGGGAACTTTATAAAAGGTGCTAAAGTAGGATTAGAACCAATCTGCATAAGTTGTAATAGTCTTTGACTTCTTACTTCGTTACGCATAAGGCTTTCTGTACCTCTAGCTTTTACTTCTATATCACCTTTTATTTCTGGATCAAAATTAAACTGTTGATTAAAGGCATAGAAAGATTCTCCTAATGGTTGTAGTAGATAATCATCTATATTTTTAATAACAGTTTTAATAGATAATTGAGCAGCACCCATTAACATAGATATACCTGATGCAGTTCTGCCTACACCAGTAACCCCTGTCTGCCCATGAGAGAAAGAAGGTATTCCTGTAGCTTCATCTGACAGCACCCTAGCCTTATCAAACATCTGCATGTTTTGATTTGACACATTAGGATAACTAGTAGCAAACAAAGACTGACCAGGTGCTCCACCTTGCCTTCTAAAAATTTTACCAGGATAGAGCTCTAAGTCCTGCCCTGGTACGAGATTAGTTTCGTCAATCTCAAATATAAGGTTTCCTGATAAGACAGCATTATCTACTGCCATACGCATAAACCCATTCATTAGTTGTTGTGTGTCTGACATATTTTCTGCTAGACCTACACCATAAAAACTGTATGGATTTAACTCAAAAGGAGCAGCGAAATAAGGAATCCTATTAGGAATGAAAGGATTGATGGCAACTCTAAGAACTTTCCCATTTCCAACCCAGACGTTAACTTGAACGGTATCAAATTCTTTAAGGTCGTCAGGAATGTCAAGACCTGCGTCTTCTGCCATATCCTTGTCAATGTTTCCCCAATACTCATAAACTTCAAATCTATCCACGCTATAATTTTTTGTATCTTCATCTTCAACTTGTGTCTCCCACCATTTACGGACATAATTAGTGCCCTTTTCTATACATTCGTCAACAGCATCGCTATCAAAGAAAGGTCGTTTTTTTAATCCTCTTAAATCTGAAGTAGACATCTTATGTCTTTGTACTACATATTCAGCTTGTTCCATATTTTTAGCATCTGGATCAGGATAAAAATTCCAGACAGAAACAAATTCTAATTGAGGTACTGTAGTAATAGTTGGATTATACTCTACTGCACCTTCTTCGTTTTCTTCCCACTTAGGAGATTCTTTGTCTACTGCAAAAGGACCTTTAAGAACTCCTGTACCAAATAAAGACATTTCAAATGCAGCAGAACGTAAATGCTTAGAAGCAGAAGATTCTTCTAACTGATCTAATATAGTCTTCTCCATTTTTTTAGCAGCTTCATCTGCAGGGTGGTATGTAATAGCTGTAGGAGTTAGACCTGGACCTTCTTGTAAATTAGGTAAGTCTTTTTCTAGTCTATCTCGTAATATACTATTAGTAGCTCCTGCAGGTAAATCATTACCATCTCCAGGAAAACCATAAGGAGACTGAGCATTCTCTTTAGGTGCTAAAGGATCAAAATTAATTGACTCGTCTATCCCTTTAGGCATCCTAGTAGAATTTATACCTAATGGAAACTTTTGTCCTGCAAATAATACATCTGTTATTTGACCATAGGCAGCCATAACTTTTGTTTTAGTTACTTTAATAAATACTTGACTTTTTTCTGTGTCAGTAAATTGATTATCATTTCCGTAGATACCTCTATAATTCTTGTAAGAATCTATCCATCTTTTTTCTTGATCGTATCTTGCATCTTGCGATTTTGTAAACGCAGAAACTACATAAGAAGAAAGTAATGAACCTTCTTCATCAATCATTAATTCTTCCATTTCTACTTCTTCATCTGCCATGTTGTATCCCTTTAATAACCAAATGACTCATCAAATGGTTGCCATTTTTTTATTTGTTGAGTTGCATCAAAACCAAATAAAGACCTTGGCACTGGTCTAGACATTACACCATAACGCAATGCGTCATAGCCATGATCATAATCTATCTTAGTATTTATATCTTCTGGATTATTTTTATCTAAAGGTAGTTGAGGTATTTCTGCAATTAGTTGCGTACAATTCTCAAAAAACTCTATACCTGCTTCATCCATTTCTTCGTCTACTCTTAATAGTCTATGTATCTCATTCTTACCTGCTATACGACTTCCTTTTGTTCTATCTGAAGGTCGCCATCTACATCCTTTAAGTATCATTGCTTCTGCTATACTAGGTCCTGTTTGACCTCTTTGATGCCAACAAGAAGAGTCTAGTATGCCATATGCTATGCTGTCGTCTGTCTCTCGTTCAATTCTTAGTATAATATCTGCTAACTCATCTGCAGTTTTTTTACGTACATATAGTTCTCTGTATACTATAATATGTCCATCTGGTCTAGCAGCCATCCATAATACTACTGACCAAGAGCTGTACCCATAATCACAAGCTCTAAATCTTCTCCATGAAGAAGGAATGTCATAAGGTTTAACAACATGTATATCTCTGTTAAACTCTCCGAAGGCTGCTCCTTCTGCTATGTCCCATGACCCTTCTAGAAGTTGCTTACGCTGAACTTCTGGTAAAGATAAAAGGTTAGCTTCGTATTCACCTGACTCAGATAAAAATGGATTATCTGTTAGTTTAGCAGGTATAAACCTTCTTTTAAACAGGGATTGCCCTGCTTTCTTATGTGCATCTGGATACTTTAAAACGTTGCCTGATTCTATATCAGTTGCAGGAAACGGTTCATTATAAGGAGAAGGATTAATAAACATCTTCTTAACCCATATATGACCTGGTCCACCAGGATTGCTTGTAGCTCTCATATGTATAGGCAGCGAAGGATCAGTTGTTCTAAGCCTTGACCTTAAATAGTCCCAAGCGTAGGGAGTAGGATACTGAGTTAATTCATCTACACCTATCCAAGTAAACGCTTGTCCTTGGTATCTTAATACGTCTTTATCTTGTTCTAGATATGTCATCCATATCCTAGCACCTGAAGGGAATGTCCATAAAGACTTTCTTTCGCTCCAATGAGCTCCTTTAAATGCTTGAGGGTACATAGTCTGACTCTTTTGTACCAACTCTCTTAATTCATCATTTGTTCTACGAATAATTAAAGCAGAGTGATTACCGTTACCACAATACCTTAATACATCTGCTAGTAATGCGTAGGACTTACCACCGCCTGCTGCACCACCATATAAAACTTCTCTTTCACTTGCCGCTAAAAATTCTGTTTGTGGACCTTCATTAGGTCTAAATATTACAGGTCTTTCTTCGCTAATCTCTTCTTCTGCTTCTTCTATTCTTTTTTCTGCGTAAGCTAATTTAATTTTAGCTGACTTCTTGGCTTTTTTTGCTACGGTAAGTTTCTGCTTCTGCAATGAGATCTTCTTGCGTTTCTGCTTTTGCCTTGGCTTTGGCACGCTCCCATCTAATTTTAGCTGCTCTTCTTCTTTTTTCACTTAAATCCTTTTTAGCTATTCTATACAAAGTTACGTGAGATATATCTCTACCACTTCTATTTGATAACCATTTAGCTACTTCTCTATAGCTTGATCCTTTTAAATATTCTTTAGCTTTATCTAATAGTTCTATTTCTTCTTTGACTATTTCTAATAAGTCTGTTGAGCCTTCTACTAATTCCCATCCAAACGGTATACTAGAAGAAGTTCTTCTTTTGTATCTATTCGTTTGTTCCGTCATCTATGTCCTCATCATCATTTTTTCTAGGTAATATAAAAATACCTTGAGGAGCTTTGACTTCAATCTTATCTGTTTTACTAACGCCTATTCTATCTAGTACATCTTTTGCTGCTGCTAGTTTATCTCTTGTTCCCATTTCTACAGGATCGTCAATAACACCTACTATAGCCATTGCTGCTTTTGGTGCATTGGCTGCAAGAAAATTTTTAGAGGATGATATAATTTCTTCTTCACATCCTTTTAGTACATCATTAATAGATGTGTTTTTAGAATACTCTGCAATATCCATGGCTGCTCTATAATTTCCTTGAGCTTCTGCGAATAAAGCATTTATAAAAACTTTTTGTTTGGGAGTCAAACTACCCTCCTATTACTATTTGTTCTACTACAGTTGTAACAGTTAAATCATTAGCTGAACCTGCTGTAGCAGATATAAGATCGCCTGCTTCTAATCCTATGATAATATCGTTTAACCAGAGATAGCCATCAGCAGCTATACTGGTTGCTCCTGTAAGAGCAAAATGAGTTGTAGAAGAAGCGTCATACAATTCTATCTTAACAGTTGCTGCATTACTTGCATCTACATTGCCTACCATAATTTGTTTTACAATAGACCGATGGTTGGAGGGCGTAGTATATATTGTAGTTCTATTGGTGTTAGCCAATGCTACAGGTGATGTTACTAACAACCCTCCTTGCATCTTTAGCTTCCTAGTATACTAGAAATAATAACTAATGCTACAAGACCTATGCCTAAATACAAACCGTATTTATTATAGTCTTTAGTCATAGCTACTTCTTTTTTAGGTATAACTTTAGAAACCTTTGCTTTCTTTTCAAATTTAACTTTAGTTATTTCTTCTTTTGCTTTTGCTTCAGCCATGTTAACTCCTTAATACCCTCGTACTTCCTACTTCTTTTTCTTTTTTTTCTTACTAGTCTTTTTATTTTTTGTCAAGACCATAAGACCAAATACGCATTTTTTACCTTTAGGTGAATCTACTTTTTTTTCTGCCATAACTATTCACTAGTTTCTTTAGTTTTAATAGTAATATCTAAGTCTTTACCTTTTGGTGCAGACGCTGTTAAAGATATTTGTGACGCTGCACAACCTATTAAAGATAAACTTAATACACATACAATTATTAAATTCTTCATTTCTTTCTCCTTTTAACTTTCTTTCTTCCTGTTTTAGTACGAGGAAACGACCTATTCTTACTTTTTGAAATGGCTCTAAGATTACTTTTTTTATTGTTCTTAGGATTACCATCTTTATGGTCGATGTCTTTATTGTCACCTTTCTTAACTGTACCTTTAGCTAATGCTCTATTACGTGCAGTATTACGTGACGCTCTTCTTTTCTTCTGCGTAGTAGTGCCTTGATAATTTTTATATTCCTTTTTATAATTTCTAGGCATACTAGTCCTCGTATAAATTATTAAAAGTTATATGTGGATCTGTATAACTTTCATGCTCTTCACTACTATGAGTCCATTGACTCGGAGCAAAATCAGGTGCTCCTTCTCCTGTAACCCATAATGCAGGATTAGTAACTCTTACTCTATTATTAGGTAATGCTACTATATTCCCTTTCCATTTACCTTCAGTCAAGTACAATACATGACTTTGTTTATGTTGGTCTGGGCTATCCGCTATATCATCATTAGTATAATCTACTGTGAAGATATACTTAGCTAAGTAAAACTCTCCGTCTATCTTAGCATACCAAGGTGAAGAAGATGTTCTATCTAGAACTACTACTTCATGTTCCCTAGACATACAGTCCCAAGGCTGACATAAATGGTTTTCCATTCTCTCACCCCATTCTTCTAGGGGTATGTCAGCAACCAAAGCTTGTATAGGCATCCGAGCCCACATAGCACCACCGTGCACATTAGGCTCATCTAATTCGTTTTCACAACCAGTAAATACAATCTGAAAAGATAGTGATCTATCTGGTATACAATTTACAGCTATTGCTAATCCATGTAAGAACTCACCGTGGTAGTTTTGGTGATTAGCTGTAAACTCTCTTCTTACCCATACTTTAAAGTAGGGTATGTTTGATATAAGGTTTCGCATGAACTATTTCTTAGTCCTTGCCCCACCCCTTTTCATTCCTTTAGCTTTTTTTACAACGCCACCTTTTTTCATGCCTTTAGCTTTAAGTACTCCTCCTTTTTTCATACCTTTAGCCTTTTTAAGAACACCGCCTTTATTCATGCCCTTAGCTTTCTTTGACGCTAGTGTGCCGCCTTTTTTCATGTAGCCCATTTTGTTTCTTACAGATGTTGGTAGTTTACCAAGACCTTTATTTCCTGATGGTACTTTCTTCATTTCTTTCTCCTTTTAGGAAATCCTGCTTTCATATTAGCATATGCTTTTGGGCTAATAGTAGATTTCTTTTTAGTACGACTTGTTCCTGCTTTCTTTCTTTTATTTATATTTTTATATAATGACATTTAACACTTCCACCTTCTTCTAGCTTGTCTAATACGAGAGTTAGGATCA